TTCACAAGCAATTACAAATTCACTCCCCATACTACACAAAGGCCCCTGGCAATACTGGCACTCACGGCAATCATCCATGAGTCCGAGTCTTTCCATTAGCCAATGTCTGTCGATTAAGTCAGCCATCGCTCTTTCCTCTCATGTCCGCCCCGCAGTTCGGGCAGAAGTTGGTTTGCTGGCTGCTCACCTCTCCGCACCATGAGCATCTATAGTCGCCCATCCCTTCACCTTTCCAACGCCCGGTCTTCCGCTCTGGCTGTGCAGACGGCACTCTGCTCAACGCATCACGGAGTGCCTCGTGCTGTGTCGCTGTCCTGTGATGATAATAGTCTGTCAAGGTATCATATGCCGCCTGCCTGTCGATAAGGTCAGCCATCATTGCCTCCATTCCGGCAGGTAATTCCTGCCGAAGATCTGCATCCACTCTTCTCTGGTGTGGTTTCTCTCAAACGCCAGCTGTGCGGTCTCCCGCAGCATCAGGCTCAGCTCCCTGTTGTTGTGCGCCCCGGCCGGGCCGGTGTGGTGCTCTCTGCAGAGCCACACCGTCAGCCCGTGCTCCTCCGAATGCTGCCGATTCGGCCCGCCCAGGACGTGGTGCCTCTCCAGCCCGGTCCTCTTCCCGCAGACCCAGCAGCGCTTCGTCTCCTGGATGATGCTGTTCATCCTGCCGCCTTCTTCGTCGTGATCGGCAGCGCCTGCGGGATCGGCGAGCCTCCGTGCGACGGGATATATTGCCCCTTGTAACGCTCCTCCCCCAGGCCGTTCTCATGAATTACCTTGGAGACCGCGCTGACCGCAATCATCAGCTCGTCGCTGATCTCCACCATCTCCTTCCCGTCCTTGTACAGCTGGACGATCTGGTCATAATTCGCCTTGCTCACGAAGTAGGTCTTTTTCCTGTCCTTCTCGATCGGCGACTCGATGTGGTCCCCCGGTACGATCTCCCGGTGTCCCTCCTCGTTGAGCACGGTCTTCCTCTCCGTCAGCTTCGGCGGCATCGCCCGGAAGAGGTAGCTCATGCACTTCTTGCAGACGTGCTTCCCTGCGAAGAAAGCCGCAACGTCTGCCGGCACGGCCATCTTCCCGTCCGGGTGCGCCGGGATCAGCTCGAAGGCTTCCGTGTCCTTCAGCTCCTTCCTGCACTTATCGCAGATATAGGTCACTTTGATCATCTCTCCTCCTTCTTCTTCCTCGTTCTGAAGCTGCCGAGCAATTCCTGCCATTCTTCCTGCTCTTTTTCGGGGTCCCCGTCCGCCTGGTCGTCTTCCGGGCGGAAGGTGTCGAGCTCGGACCAGTCCCCGCCGGCGCTCTCGCGCTGCTCGAAGTTGTGAAATGACGTCTTCCTCGCTGCCGGCCGCGCTTCCTCTTTGAGCTCATAAACCGTCTGCCAGTCGTGCTCGATGCTCTGCTCGAGGATCCGCACTTGTGTCTGCTGGTCATCGCTTAGCTTCTGGAGCTTCGTGAGAACTCCCTTCATGGCCCTGGGAGTCAGCGGCTTCTTGATGGATCTCCTCATCTCCACGAAGTCCCGGAGCGCCTGTTTCACGTCTTCGTCTTCGGAGAATTCCTCGATCAGGTCAGTCACCGCCGGCGCCTTTGGCGCCTTTGGTTTTTTTATCTCTGTATTTAACTCTTTCTCTATCTCTAACTCTGGTCGAGAAATGTCGGAGATTTCTCCGAGATTTCTCCTCCCCTTCTTTTCGGCAGCAATCCGCCGGCTGTATTCCCTCTTCCTGTCGGCCTCTGTTGTCGTCTGCCCGATGAAGCTCTGGACGCTCATCATGTAGATGGCTCCGTTGTCGAGGATCTCGATCAGGCGCATGGTCTTGAAGATCTCGAGCGCCCTCTGGATGGTCCCGATCTGGTGCCCCGTTATGGCGGCCAGCATCTGGGCGTCGTAAGGAATGAGGTCGTTCATCATCAGCCGGCCCTCCGACTTCAAACTCCGCAGGTACATCTTCAGGAGGATGTTAGTGTAAAGGTATCCGTCCGGCATGGACTCCAGGATCTTGATCGCGTCGTCATCAAAGAAGTTTTCCTTTAGGCGCATGTAATAATATTTGTGCTGATCAGCCATCCGTAACCTCCCTGATCTCGACCTCGATCCTCGGGTTTTTCTTGTCCACGTGGAAAGAATCAATATAGCCGATGATCTCGTCCCAGCCGTCGTCCTTCAGGATCCCGAGCTCCACCAGGGCGTCCTGAATTACCTTGTGCCCGAATCCGGACACATTGTCGTGGTCCCTCCTCTTGTTCGGCTCATAGAAGTGATATACCATCACGACCGGCCTCCGGAGCTTCGGCAGGCTCTGGGCCATCGCGCAGCTCTCGACGTATGTCTGGGCGTCTCGCTTCATCTTGGCGGCTGCATACCGGTTCCGGCGCTCCGCCGCGATGTATTCGTTCAGCCCGGGAAGGCGCCCCGGAATCCTTAGCCGTAATAATACCGCCGCCATTTTTTGATAACCTTCCCCTCCTTCGAGAGCTTATATTCCCAGATCCCCGTGATCGGGTTGCCGGAATCCCGGAGGTCTTTGATCCTGCGCGTGTAGCTCATCGCGCCGAATCTCCGGATCATGTCCATGCCCGTCAGCCCTCTCTCCTCTTTCTTCAGCGTTTCGAGGATGGCCCTGTTCTGTGAGTTAATATCCATATCCAGTCCCCTTCCATGTTTCTTTCAAGTGTGCCAGCTCCTCTGGCGTCATCGTTTCGATCCCGAGTGCCTGGGCCTCGTCGACCGTGTGGTCGATCAGCCGGCTCATCTCCTCCGTGTTGTACCCGGACGAGCCGAGGTAGCATCGGACGACCGTCTTCCCGTCTGCCCGGCCGAGCTCCTCCGTGTAGCGGTATACCCTCCGCAGCATCTCGACCGCCTCGTCGGCAACTTCGAGATCAGCAAAGCATCCGGCCTCCCGCAGCATCAGCAGGTAAACCGTGTCTTTGGTGCTCCGGATCCGCTGGGCGATCTTCTCGCAGAGCACCCAGAAGTATGCGTTCGCGCTCAGGCTCCTCTTCTCGCGGTATCTCTTCACCTCGATGGATAGCGGGCCGGAGAGGCCGTCCAGCTGCTCGACGGCCACCCCATCGACCTGGAAAGTCAGGAGGAGCTTCCGGTCCCGCGTCCACGATTCGCCCGTGAACGTCCCCCGGCAGGTCACCGCTCGCTCCAGGGCAGTCCGGCGTCGTCTGCTCCATCCGGAACCGCCATGAAGTCCTCGCCGGCGGAAGTGGATTTATCGACTTCCATGCCTCCTTCGCTCTTGCTCTGGGCGAACTCGTGATTGTCGACAACGACCTCCGTCGTGTATACCGTCCGGCCCTCCCGGTTCTTGTAAGAGCCCGTCTGGATCCGGCCCTCCACAGCGATCCTCATCCCTTTGCGGAACCATTTCTCCGCAAACTCTGCCGTCCTCCCGAAGCTGACGCAGGAGATGAAATCCGCAGGCTCCTCCCTGCTCCTCCGGTCGATCGCGACCGTGTAACGGGTGATTGCCGTCTGGTTCTCGCCGGTGGAGTATCTCGTTTCAGGATCCTTCGTAAGCCTTCCAACTCCGACCCATCTGTTCATTCTGCTCTCCTCCTTTTCTTGTATGCCTGGATCCTGTCCAGCGCTTCCGTGTACTGCTCGGCCGTCAGGTTCTCGAGCTTCTGTGCTCCGTAATGCCTGAGCAGCGGTTCCTCTTTCTGGCCGATCTGCTCCATACATGCCCGGAGCAGGGCCACCTGTGTGGCGTCAAGGCCGTTTTTCGGGGGCACAGGCGCGTTTTCGGCTTTCGGTGTAGGTTTTCCCGCATCCTGTGCTTTCATCGCTCTGCTGGGCTCCTGTGCGGCCTCTGCGGGCCTCTTGGCCCATGTGAAGATCACTTCACCGTTCCTCGAGTCGTTCAGGATCGTCAGGGCCGTGATCTTTCCGTCTTCGACGGTCATCTCTCCGACCCTGAACCGGTCATAGCAGGCAGGCTTCCCGTTCCGGTTCTGGATCGCGCACTTCGCGCCGGTAATCCAGATGAACGGCGCCGTGTACAACTCCCGGCCAATCCCCCAGTTGAAGCAGGCCCTCTTGAAAGAATCCGAAGCCAGGCCCTTCTCCGCCTCGGTGTTGCTCTCGGTGCCCGTGTCCTCCTTCTCGACCCACTGGTCCATCTCCGGGATGTAAATCGAGACCGTGCAGTTCGAGTTCTCTCTGGAATGATGGCGCTGCCACCGCTCCGGCCCGACCGTCTCGTCGAGGATCCCCATATCGCACCGGGCGTCCTTATACAGCAAAAGGCTAAGCCCTCCCTCTTTGCACATCGCCACGCGGCAGTCTACCTCGTCCGCCCTGAGTGCTCTGAATCTCAGCATCTCTCCCTCCTCATTTGATCGTCATGCTCTGGCTCGTCACGAGCCGTGCTCCGTCGATCTGCCGGCCGTCTTTGAGCAGCGCTTTTACAGCGGCTTTGTCGACCGTCGTCGTCTGCTTCGTCAGCTGGTCCTGCAGCTCCTCCGGCCAGAAAAGCCAGGCTCCTTCGTCGACCTCGCAGCTGGTCGTCTTCCGGTAGGAAACGGAAACCCTCGCGGTCTTGAATTTCTCCCCGGCGAGCCTGCGCTGAATAAATGCCTTCAGCCCTTCGGCCTTCTTCTCTATCACGCGTCTCCTGTCGGCCAGCGCCTTCTCCTCGCTTCTGATGGCCTCCGCCTCTGCCGCCATCCCTTTGATGGCCAGCAGGACGCCCTCGGTCTTTGCCTCGTCTGCGGCTTCCAGACTCTGCAGGGCCTCCTCTGCCTCCTCGTTAATGACGCCATCTTCATCCACCAGCAGATCGGTCCACTTCTGGATTTCGGCGTCGATCTCGTAAAACTTCATTTTTGTCTCCCTTCGTGATATACTCGGGGCGTCCAGACCCCTGGCTCGGTTCGTGCTGCAACACGGCCGGGCCTTTTTACTTCCTGCGTTCATCCTTCGTGTCGTATTCGCCGGTCCTGCAGAGATCCAGCAGCGCCTTGGCGAAGTCCCGCCAGCTGTAAATCGTTTCCCGTCCCTTGAAGATCACCCGGACGCCGCGTGGCGACATGCTGTAATCCACATCGTCGCCGAAGTGCCCGGCGTATCCGTAAGGAATGTATTTCCTCCGGACGAGCTCCACTTTCGCGGCGTTGAGCGGCGTTCCGGACATCAGCGACGCCCAGATGTCTCCTCTGGCGCTCCGGCTCTCCGGCGATGCCGTCCTCGCGACCAGCCGGAGTGGGTCCTCCTCGCCGTAAAGGTATTCATCCATCGTGATCTGGTGGTAGCTGCTCATTCATCAACCTCCAGAATCTGCAGGATCTCCGTCGCGCTCATCCCGAGGTCTCTGATCATGGCCCTCATCCCCCAGATGGGCATGGATCCGGAGCTCCTCTTCCATTCCGTGATGGTATTCCGGGAAACGCCGATCCGGTCGGCAATCTCCGCCTGCGTGATGCCCCGCCTCATCTTGATCCGGTTGATGTATTCACGGAAGGCGGCATCTCCCGGCATGGTGGATGTCGGCCTCACGGCAGGTCTGCCGCCGGTGAGCGTCGGCCCGCTCTTTTTCATGCCGTCCTCCCTTCTGCAGCGTTGGCGATGTCCTCCGCGATCTGACGCCAGGTCGCTGCTTTCTCCCGGGCGTCCTTGAGCTCCTGCTTCGTCCGGCACAACTCCTCAGCTTTGGCGTCGTAACGCCGCATCCAGATCCACGCGGCCGAGAACACCAGCACGAAGATCATCAGCAGGATGGCGGCCATCATGATTCTGATTCCCAGCTCTGTCATCGTCTTCCCTCCTCATTCATCGCCCTGATCAGCTCGGCCCCCGTGCTGGTGACCATGCCGGCGATGTTCGCTTCCCTCCCGTCCGGGAGAATGTTGTGGACCGTCATCTCACCAGTCCTCCCAGTCGTCCGGGTCCTCTTCGGGCTCGTCTTCTTCCTCGCACGGCGCCGGCCACGGGTCCGCGTCGTTCCAGCTGCATCCGTGCTCCGTGTGGTAAAGGCAATCGTTGCACGTGAGCGTCATCTCATCCCTCCTCTTCCTGGTCTCCGACGATCTCCTCGATCGTCACCCGCAGCGCTGCCGCCAGCCGCAGCATGTTCGCGACATTCATGGTCAGCTTCGGGTTCTCTTCTCCCTTCTGCCGCCAAGTGTAGAATGTCGATTTTTCGATGCCGGCCGTCTTGGCCACCTGGTAATCGGTCAGCCCGTAAGCGTCCCGGATGGCCTCATACTTCTCTCTTGTGGTCATCGTCCCTCCTTCCCGCTATATGTAGCGGTTGCAGGTAGTACGATATTTCGCTATAATGTCCTTGTCGAAGGGAACCGCTGAAATATCGTTGCATCCGCCCAGTGAGTACGTTATTTCGTACTCTATGTATGAGTATACTCCGATATTTCTCCGGCGTCAACAGGAAGTTGCGATATTTCGTACTTTTGAAGGAGGCGGAGTATGTATGAATACTTCTCGAGGCTGCTGGCGTCCCATGGCGTGACCGCCAGCGAGGTTGCCCGTGCGACCGGTATTCCGGCCCGCGCTTTCAGCGACTGGAAGAACGGCAGGTATAAGCAGCCAAGCCCGGAGCGGCTGCAGCTGATCGCCGATTATTTCGGCGTCCCGATCTCCTACTTTGTGAACGGAGATATGCAGGAGGTTTATTACGAAGATCCGGCGACGGCCGAGCTGGCTCAGCGCATGAAGGACGATACCAGATTCCGGTTGCTGTTCTCTGCCGCCCGGGACGTGTCTCCGGAAACGCTGCAGCAAACTTATGATTATTTGCTTTATCTGAAGAAAAAAGAAAGGGGAGAAGAATGAATCTCTGGTGGGACGAAGCCCACGAGGCCGTGGTGGTGGTGCTGCCGCTGGCCGTCGATGAAGCGGTCCATCCTAACGAGGACGGATCCTGCACCATTTTTTTGAACGAAGCTCTTTGTGACTCCCGCCTTGCCCGGGCATACAACCACGCCATCCGCCACATCCAGCGTGGTGATTTCTCGGCGGGATCCGTGCAGGCGCTGGAGGCGGAAGTGCACAGAGAGGAGGCGGCATCATGATCGCTCTTTATGTCCGCGTCTCCTCCCGCGAGCAGGTCGACGGGTACTCGATCAGCGAGCAGACCGAGCGCCTTAATGGGTACGCCCACGCCATGGGCTGGACCGGGACTCGCGTCTACACAGACCCCGGCTTCTCCGGCGCCTCCCTCAACCGGCCCGCAATCCGTCAGCTGATCGAAGACGTCAAAGCCGGAAAGATCAGCCGCGTTGTCTCTTGGAAACTCGACCGGCTCTCCAGGTCCCAGCGTGATACGCTTTACCTGATCGAGGACGTCTTCCTGCCTAACAACTGCGATTATGTCAGCATGACCGAGAATTTCGACACCGGCTCTCCCTTCGGAAGGGCGATGCTCGGGATCCTGTCCGTTTTCGCGCAGCTCGAGCGCGAGCGTATCAAGGAGCGGATCTCCATCGGCAAAGACGGCAGGGCCAAGGACGGCCGCTGGCACGGTGGTGGTCTCATCCCTATTGGGTACCGCGTCGAGAACACTGATCTTGTTCCGGATCCGATCGAGGCTCCGCAGGTCCGCGAGTGCTTTTCGCTTTATGCTCAGGGCAAGGGGTCCCATAAGATCGCGAACTATTTTAGCGAGAAGGGATACCGCCACAAATATGGTGTTTGGAGCGAGGCGACCGTGCGTGGTGTGCTTGCTAACCGCACTTATCTCGGAATCATCAAATGGAACGGAAATGAATACACCGGCGTACATGAGCCGCTGGTCTCTCCGGATCTGTTCGAGACCGCGCAGAAAATCCGCGCCAGCCGGCAGGCCGTCCGTGGCCCGCAGAACCGGGCACTGCTTTCCGGCATCGTCTGGTGCAAACGGTGCGGCGCCAGGTACTTCGTGGCGGATCACGGAAAGGCCAGATGCTACGCCTGCCACTCCCGCTGCAAGCGGAACCTGGCGATGGTCAGGGATCCGAATTGTAAGAACGATTATCTCAAAGAAGACGAGCTCGACCGCCTGGTCCTTGACCAGATCCGCTCTCTTGTGGTCGACCCGTCCGCGCTGGCCGATCCTGCTCCGGCGGTGCCTGAGCGAGACATTGCCGGCGAGCTCGCGGGCCTCCGGAAAAAGCGGGACCGTCTGATCGACCTGTATGCGGGCGGAACGATTGACCGCGACGATCTCTCGAGGCGTTTGGAACCGATCGACCGCCAGATCTCCGAGACGGTCGCCGAGATGAATCGCCCCGCTCCTGCTGCTGATGCACGGGCGGCCATTTCCTCATTCGGTGAATACATCGACGCCGGGACAAAAGAGCAGGCCCGTCTCCTCGTGCTGGCGCTGATTGACCGCATCGAGATTGACGGGCAGGACGTCTTTATACACTGGAAGTTTGAATGAATGAGCAAAATTCGAGGATGTAGCTGTACATGGCCGAATTTTGGCACAAAAAAAGAGGGGCCTCATGCCCCTCTTTTGATGTCCTTCCGGATCAGCTCTTTCAGGTAAGCCTGCCGGCTCTCCTGCCTCCCGAGCCATTCCAGAATGTCTGCGTCTGTCTTCTTGTTCAGCTTCATGGTGACCGTCGTGGTCATCTCCCTGTCATAAGCTCTCTGTTGAGCCTTGCTCTCTTCGCTCCTCACCTGGGCCCTCCTTAAACCACCGGGTTCCATGTGTCCATGATCCACTCTTCGCCGAATTTTTCCATGTGTGCCTCGGCATAGGCGTCAAAGAAGACCTGACGGTTGCAGGGCGCAAGCTCGCGGTGCAGCTGCTCTCGGAGCTCGTCGTCCATCGTCTCCACCGCTGTGTCGTAATCGACGTCCATGCACCAGCTGTTCTGTACGATTGAGCCGATGTACTCCAGGCGTTCATCTGCCTCCTGCATGGTCATCGGGCCGGCCACTCCGTCGCAGTCCTCAATCCAGAAGCCTTCATCGGTCTGATAGACCGCCAGCGGGTCGGTCTCGTTATAACCGCGCTGAGCCCCCTGGCTCATCTGCCTGACTGCCATCTCACCTTTGATCTTCGCGCTGTTTGTGAACCTCATCTCTGTTTCCTCCTTTTTATTCAGATTCTCTTCAGGAACCGGTCTACTTCCGCCAGGTCCTTCATGGCATCCTGGTATGCGCCGAGCCCGCAGGCTCTGATGACCTTATAGGCCCCCCAGCTGGTCTTCATGACCCCCAGGCCGTTCTCTTCAGCCTTCTTCGTCGCTTCCCTCGTCATGGCTCCCATCGTCTTGATTTCCCTGCTTTCGCCTCTCTCGTTCATTCGCTTTCCGGTTCTGTCGATGTATCTCATGGATGTGCTCCTCTCTTGATCTGTATACATCTTATCACATGACGGTGTTACCGTCAAGCGGTTTTTTGCTCCCGGATAAAAAAAATAAAGCCCCGGGGGTCTCCCGGGGCACAAAAAACGGCAGCGGTCTTGGGTCCGGATATGGGTCCGCCAGTCTGGCTGCCATCACGTTTTCAGATATTTGCTCGAGCAGTATCCGGTCTTTCCGTCCCATGTAACCAATGGCCATGGCACGGATCCGATCTTGTTGAAGTAGCCATAACACCGGACGGTCGCTCCTTTAGGAAGCACAGCCGTGATCTTGTATCCGGTCCCGGCTCCCCTCCGCAGGTTGAGTGCCGTGGTCACCGTATACGTTCCGGCCATGGTCGCGTCGTGATATAGAGCGTCCTGGATCTCCGGCTGCGCTTTCGCTGGCTCCTGCTTCGTCGGTGCATCCGTCAGCACGATCACCGTGTGTTTGTTCGGCTTGATCAGGATGTCGCCCCTCCTCAGAAAATCTGGAGAGCGCAGGTATTCCTTCGCCGTGATCAGCTCAAACCTCCCGGTGTTCAGCAGGCCCTGGGCGAGGTTCCCCGTGTACAGGTGCGGGCTTACGGTCACCCCGCTGGCGTTAACGCAGCAGGAAACAAGGGAGGAACAATCGCACTCGCAGTCCTTGTTGACCGCGTTCATGTTCCATGCCTTCTTCTGCAGCTCCGTGTATAGCGTGGTCCGCTGGCGCTGGTCATAGCCGATGTGCGGGTTAGCGCAGGCGGCTTCCATGTTCGCGGCGATGAAATGCCGCAGGTGGTCTTCCTTCGGCCGGATCAGCTGCGTCTGGCCGAAGTCATACCAGTCGCGGATGAAGATCTCGCTCCCGGTCTGGTCGCCGGCAGCCCCGCCGGCAATCTGGCCATTCTCATCAATGGCCGCATGGCCGATCTTAACCATTTAGCTCCTCCTTGGTCCGGTAGTATTCCGCCGTGCTTACTCCGATAAGCGAGCCGATCAATACGGAAAGGGCGGAAAGGACGACGGTGACCGGCTTTTCTCCCG